GATGTTAATCCTTATGCCGTTTGTACTGATTCAATAGGTTATGAAGGTTCAGTTAAAAAACCACATAGAAGAAAAGATGAGTCAACTTGGTCACCTGAATTAGCACAAGACCTTAAAGCGTTTCATAATATTGATATTGATGATACAACACCTATAATTAGAAAGGGTAAACTAATGGAATATATAAATTCAAAAAAACAATCATTATCTGAACAAAGATATGGTGATGATAATGTTGGATATGTAGTTAGGGGACTAAATAACCCTAGAGTTGATTCTGGAAAGGTGTTCAATTATTTTGAGACATTAAAAGAAAGTGGTTTAGTTAATATGTTTGGTTCTTCAGTTTTTCTAACTTACACACCTGATGATTTAGAAAGATTTTTATATGGTGAGAGATCAACACCTAAAGATATTGACTATGAAATAGAAAGATTAGAACGTGACAATGATGAAGGTGAATATGATGGTGATATAGAATATTTAGAAGAAAAAAAGGAAAATATAGAAAAATTATTATCTTTACAACAAGATGTAAGAGATATATTGATTAGAACTAGTATGAAACAACTGGAACTAGAAAATAAAGAACAATCAATGGAAAACATACAAAGAAAGTTCGATAATGTCCACAAACAATTTTTTAAAATGTGGGTATCAGTATTATATAGTTAATAATTAAATAAAAATATTAAAAATGAAAAGGAATAAAAATTTAATCAACGAAGCGATAAAAAGGGTTTTAAATGAAAAATATAATTTAAAAAGGATTCACGAGGCAATCGAATATGATCCAGAACACCCTGAAAGAATGAATCCTGATTTGGAAAGAAGATTAAGAACAGGAGAACATTTATTTGGTAAAAGTAAATCCATACCTTCAACAGAATTAACAAACTATTCCGCAAAATTGGCTAGTAAAAGATTTAAAGATATTATTACTAAGGTTAAAAGATATCACGGAATAGATAGAATTAATCCTATGATGATGCAACAAATGTTTCAAATTATGGGACAAATATCTCAAATTGAGACAATACACAAAGACGCTTTAGAACAACTAGCGGTTGATATTGTTTCAGAAGAGTTTGAAATCCCTGAAAGTATGTTGGAGGCAAATTTAGTACCTCCCGGTACAAAAATTGACCTTAAAGATGAGGAAGAAGATGGTGGTGATGAATCACAGGAATACCAACTACCCAAAACACCTAAGAGTGCACAAAGAATGGAAGAACTAGAATTAGAGGTAGATAAAAGAAATATGATTAATGCAATGTTACAAGGGGCAGCGAAAAAAGGACACTACATTTTCCATATGGTTGCTGATGAGTTAGATGCAATTGATCCTAGACTAATGATGTTATATGGTAAATTAATGTCTTTGGCTGATTTACAATATTGGTTGATACCTGATAGTATGCAAACATCTTCTGTAGGTGGTATGGAAAAAATTGAGTGGAGAAAACCTGAAAAAAGTGATGAAGAGGAATTAGAAGATTATGATTTAGAAGATGAGGAAGAAGTTCCTGTTGTTGTTGCTAAGGCATGGATTTTCCCTCTTTTAGTACACGAACTTATAAAAGGTACATTAGAACTTGCCGCATCAAATTGGGCAACAGGACATTTAGATTTTGAAGAACAAAAAGAAGTTATAGAAAAAAGTGACACACCACAAAACGAATTGTGGGGGATGAGATTAGGACCTGGTATATGGGAAAAATTCTTAGATTGTATCCCACAAGAGGATTATGATATCAAACAATGGTTATTTAAGGAATTGTCACAATTACCTGCAATACAATTTCACGAATTTATGAAAGAAATCATTTCTGGTAGTGAAAGATGTAAAGAAGTTATCAAAACTCTAAAAGAATTACATAACGAAGATGAAAATGAAGGTTTAGAAGACATTTTAGATGATTCAGATTATACTGATATGGGTGATATCTTAGATCATTTAGGTGATGAGGATGAAGATGATGATTTTATAGATGATGAAGATGATGAAGGTTATTTGGATTATTCACAACTTTCAAAAAGAGAGTTACAAGAATTAATAGATGATGCATTAGACCAAGGTGATTTTGAGATGGTTAGTATTTTACAAAAATATATGTAATGGATTACGATTCTAAAATAATATCTAAATTTTTTTCAAAATTCTATGAAGATAAATTATTTAGTGGTGAATTAGAACTGCAAGATACCATAGAAGGTATTATGTTAGATACTGGTGATCAATATGGTATGAATGATATTTTAAGTGCAATTTTCGAGTATTATATACAAAAAGATATTGATCCATTAGAAATAATTGATTTAGATTATTTAAGATATGGGTATGATTCTGATGACATAGCATCAATTCTAAAAGAAACTGGTTATCATGATAAATTTAATATTTTTGAAAATGCAAACTTTTGGGATTTAGAAGAAGATGAAAATGGTGATGTATTTTTATTAGTTGATGGTTGGGTAGATTTTGCGGAATTATTTAATAAATATGAAAGAACTACTATCGAAAATGTGACTTCTGAAGATTGGTTTGAGATATTTGATATGTATTATGTTAATATTAGTGATTTTATAGATGATATTGATACTGAAACTTTATTACTTATTAAAGAACACATTATTGATAATTATTTAGGTGATGAGTTAGATGAAGGTGGTGTTATAACCGTTGAAATGTTAAATGATGTAGATAATCTTAAAGATATGATACAGAATGAATCTTCACTGGAAGAATTAAAAAGTGAGTTGGAAACATTTTATGGAGATGCTTATAATATAACTGCGGAAAATGAATTATTTGAACGTTTTTTAAATGAGTTAAAAGATTTTTTTGGTGTTTCAGATATAGATTGGAATGATAAAAATAAATTAAAAATAAAAATAACTGATTTATATAAAGAATATTCTATAGAATATTTAAATGAATTCTCATATTTACCAGATGAAAATCATAGTAGATTTTTAGAGGTTATATCTGAGTTATTATATGAAACTGATAACAAATTAAGTTTAGGTGTTAATTTAGATTATTTTCAACCTGATACATATAAAGTAGATGAAAATTTAAATCATATTATTCAAAATAATTTATGAAAAAATTAATTAAAAAAATACTAAGAGAGGCATTTCCATTTGGTGGTGAAAAGGCACCAGAAGAAAACTATGATACACCAATGAGTAGGAGTAGTGAATATTATCCAGATTTGGATGAATATTACATTGATGATCCATATTATAGTGATTTTGATGATCCAGAATTTTGGGACATTTTAGATGATTTAGATAGTTATGATGATGAGGATGATGATAATAAAAATGATTTCCCTTATGGGGGTCACAGAGCACCAGAACTTTAATTATGAAAATAATTTTGTCAAATACACAATATAAAAGATTATTCACAGAATCAATGGAAGATAAATTATCAATGAATTTTGATAAAGTTATTAATGTTTTGAAAAAATATAATAATCGAAATTTTATTAATGAGTTATTAACTTTTTATGATGGTTTTGACGATTTTTTAAAAAATAGTTTAATTAATTATAATAAATTCATTGATTTATTCATTGAGAAGGTTTTGAATGTAGATAAACCTCAAAATTTTTCATTTTCTCGTTTTAATGATGATTATAGTAGTATTGGAGATATTCAAAATGAAATTATAACTTATCTAAATGAAAAAGGTGATTATAAAACATTGATTAATTTTTTAATAAAAGGTAAATTTCTAAATTTTAATGATACTACACTAGAATTAATTATAGATTCATTACCGAATATTTTAGAGTATTATGATTCTTTATATGAACCCGAAAAAGTTATAAAAAACCTATCTGTTTTAGTGCGTAATATTAATTATAAATGGAATTTAGGGATTAGATACTTCTACCCTATTTTAAAAGATTACGCACAAAAGAATGGTATAACACTTATAGATAAAAATAAAGGTTATACCTTCAAAAAAGGGGATGAAGGTACATTAATTAGGTCTTTAATTAATTACATCAAAGAAGTACCTGTATTACCTAAAAAAAATAGAAAAGGTTTTTTAGATTATTTAGGGTTAAAAGATAAAACTAGAGGACATTATTCTTCATTTTGGTCCGCAGCACTTAAATCAGGAATTATCCAAAAAGTAGGTAGTGGAAAAAACACCACCTATCAGTTAGGACCTAATTACGAAAACTGGGAAAAAGGTAATATAGTTGCATTTTAGTCTATTTCTAATATTTATATTATATATTAATATGAATAATTATGGATAGAGCGGAACAATTAAAAATATTTGCCCGTAGTTTAGGTGATCCAATTTATGCAATAGAAACGTTTTTAAAGACTTTTGATTTAACACAAAAAGGTAATGTACCTTTTAAGTTATATTATAAACAAAAGGAAATTATAAATTCCTATGAAAAACATAATCGTAATATTGTAACTAAACCTAGACAGGCAGGTGTATCTACAACAACGGCAGCATACATCGCAGTTAAATGTGCATTTGGTGACCCTGATAATCCACACAAAGTTCTAATACTAGCAAATAAACAGACTTTAGCACAAGAATTCTTAAAGAAAGTAAAAGATTTTTTAGATCAAATACCTTATTGGGTATGGGGTTTGGATGAAAGTACTGATTATTTAGAAGTTAATTCCAAAGGACATTTAAAATTAAAGAACAATAATTGTGAAATTAGAGCACTAGCAACATCAAAGGATGCATTGAGGGGTTTTACTCCTACTTTTTTAGTTATGGATGAGGCGGCGTTTATTGATAATGGTGCTGAGGTATTTGGTGCAGCATTAGCCTCTTTGGGTACTGGTGGTAAGATTTCTCTTATATCTACACCACATGGAATGGATCCTTTATATTATAAAACATATGATAATGCTAGAAAAAAGGATAACAATTTCAATATAGTTGAAATGAGATGGTTTCACGATATAAGATATAATAGAGGTTTATATTGGAAAAAAGAAGATGAAGAAGATATAAAATGTGAGACCATTGGTAGAAAGAAATTAAGATGGGAATATAATGGTAAAATTTATGAAACAGATGAAAGTGTTATAGAATACTATAATGTGATGATTGATGATGGTTGGAAACCCTTATCCCCTTGGTATGAAGAGATGGCGGCAGATATGGGTGACCCTAAGAAAATCGCACAAGAGTTAGATGTATCCTTTATTGGTTCAGGTGGTAATGTTATTGACGATGAATATATAACCTATCACGAAACAAATAATGTTATTGAACCAGAATACTATGCGGAAGTTGAAAAATCAATGTGGATATGGAAAAAACCAGAAGAGGGACATAAATACATTATGGGTGTTGATGTAAGTAGAGGTGATGGAAAAGATAGTTCTACAATAGTTATATTAGATTTTGAAAATTTAGAACAAGTTGCGGAATTTAAATTTAAATTACCACCAGACATATTGGCAGAAATTGTATATAAGTATGGTAACCTATATAAGGCGTATACTGTGGTTGATATAACGGGTGGTATGGGTGTTTCAACAGTTCTGAAACTGTTAGAAATGGATTATAAACATTTACACTATGACGACCCTAAGAGTAGAAAACTAAGTGAAAAATACGCAAAAACAGTTTATAAACAAGGTGATAAAGTTCCGGGATTTAATGTTGGTAACACAAGATTACAAATGGTTTCTGAATTAGAAGAACATATAAGAGAGAATAAAACTATTATACGTTCACAAAGGATGATATCAGAACTTAGAACATTTGTTTATAGAAATGGTAGACCAGATCATATGGATGGTTATCATGATGATATTATTATGGCGTATGCAATGCCAATATTCATTGTCCAAACATCGTTTAAAAAATTGGAACAAGTAGAAAAACAAACTAAGGCAATGTTGGATAGTTGGGTAAATACATCAAATCAAAATAGTACACCAGTTTCTAATAACAATTACACCAACCCATTTTTTGTTAATTCACCAACAGAGAATCCAAAACAAAATAATAATAATAATGGTGATTATAACTGGTTATTTGGGTTATAATAACATTTAGTTTTTTCAGATATTTATTATAATATACATAAATAAATAATTAAAATGGCGAGAAAAACGATATTCCAACAATTAAATGATTTATTCGGTCCTGAAATAAAACAACAACAAAATAAATCATCATATTCTTTAAATGATAAAGAACTATTAAAAACTAAATCAAAAGAAGAATATGAATATGAAAAACTACAAAGACAACAAGATAAATATTTGTCCAATATGTGGACAAAGGTTGATAATGAAATTTATCAACATTCTGTTTATTATGAAACTACAAGACTAGCCTCTTACGCAGATTTTGAGGGTATGGAATTTTTTCCAGAGATTGCTGCAGCACTAGATATTATGATGGAAGAGTCTACCACATTAAGTCCAGACAATAAGGTGATAAACATATTTTCTGAAAGTAAAAGAGTAAGAAGAATATTGGAAGATTTATTTTTTAATAGATTAGACATTCATACTACCTTACCTATGTGGACTAGAAATACTTGTAAATATGGTGATAACTTTG